TAGTTGGAATAATCGGAGGTCTGATAACATTCCTCCAGAAAGTTCTCTATGGGCAGGGTAAATCTAATTATGAAATCATTGTCAAACTTATTGACAGATTTAATAAATCAGATGAACGATTCAAATCAATGGAAGATAGAATGACTGAAGCTGCTGAAAGACGGCACGAAAAACTGGTTGATGAGCTTAATGATTTAACTGATGATATGAACTTCATCAAAGGTCGCATAAACGGAATAACAAAATGAATCACCAGCAATTAAAAGAATACAGAGACGACATACATAGCAGAGTAGTTAGAATTGAAACTATAGTAGAACGTAGCGAAAGAGAGCTATGTAAACTTAATAGTCGTACTTCCAAGCTTGAAGGATGGAAAAGCTGGATGATTGGTGGTATGGCAGGACTTGGACTAGTAATAACATTAATAGGAGTAGGAGTATTGTAATGGAGTGGTTAAGTTGGACTAATGCAGCGTATATGGCTGCAATTGTTATAGGTGGCGGTATGACATTCGCCGCTACAAAATATAAAAAGTTGTTAAGCGAGATTAAAGAAGCTCTTAATGCTTATCACGAAGCAGCTAAAGATGGTAAGATTACTGAAGCTGAACGAGATAAGATAGTCAAAGAAGTGTTGGATATTGCTTCTGCTGGCGTTAAGATATTCTGGAAGTTTTGATGCCTAAATTTGGAAAACGCTCTCAAGAGAGACTTAGAGGAGTTGACTCTTCTTTAGTTAATGTTCTTAATGAAGCTATCAAGCTTATGGACTTAACTATACTTGAAGGTGTCCGCTCAAAAGAACGCCAACGTGAATTAGTAGCGGCAGGTGCTTCTAAAACTATGAAATCAAAACATATAAGAGGGGAGGCAGTCGATGTTACGCCGTATCCTGTTGATATGGAGTCTGTATTTGGTCTTCATCGCCATTACTATATGGCTGGCTTACTTAGGGGCATCGGTCATATGATGAAAATAAATCTACGCTCTGGAGCTGATTGGGATTCTGATGGAGAGATTACAGACCAAAAATTTAATGATTTAGTACATATAGAGTTAAAAAATGGCTAAGCAAGTGTTAACGTTAAATGATTTTTCTGGCGGTTTAAATACTGTTAAAGACCCTAGGGATATTAAGAATAATGAATTGGTAACTGCTCAAAATATTATGGTAGATGAACAGGGAGCTGTTAGGACCGTTGGCGGTATGGTAGCTCATACTGAATTAGCATCACCAACTCAAGCAGCTACTCTTGTAGGTGGTTATGGATTAGCTATGCTTGAAAGCGATTATGAGACTGAACCGGTTAGTTATACTGCTATATCAAATATTTCTTTTAATTCTTCTGGGTTTTTAGAAGGTAGGACAGCTATATCTGCTTTTGCGGATGCAGGCGGTGACCCAAATAAAGTAACGGTAACTACATCTGCTGCTCATGGGTATTCAGAGAATGAAAGTGTTAATATTAATAATACAACTAATTATAATGGTAATTATACTATAACTAATGTAGCATCTACTACATATAGAATAGAACATTCTTTTGATGGTAATGATGGAACTGGTCGTTCTAATATAAGATTTGGAGTGAAGTTTCCTGCTGGTACAGAAATAAAAATCTCAGGGACTTCAGATAATAATGGATTTTATACTGTTAAATATACTACAGATGTATTTATGTATTTAAATGTTGATGCAGGGATAGGAGCTTTGACAGGTGAAACTGTAACGTCTGCTACTATATTATCACTCCCAAAGGAAGATGTATTAATAATATTATCCGATGCTGATAATAATAATGTAGATTCATATTCTAAAAGTCAAGATGTATGGACTTCAAGTCAAATGGATATAGATGCTTCTGGGGGAAATCAATTAAACAGTGGAAAAATTGTTTATTATAGTATAGATGGAGCAATTAGAGCTACTGACGCTGAATTTGCTAATGGTTCAAAAGTAAGTTGGTTCGGTCAAATAAAAAGAACGCACTTCGGTGGAACTACTGCAGAAGATAATTACTTTGATTTCTTTGAGAAGGATAATAAACTGTCAGCTCCGACAGTTGGAGCAATACACTTATCAAATTATCCTACTGCAAATTCTGGTTTTAATATAACTGTAACTCATACACCTAATACTACGAGCATTTGGGAAAGCGCTGAATATCAGGTTGCTTTTAGTTTTATATATGACGGTAATCAGGAATCATTATTATATATACCTCCATCAAATGGTCATACTTTCACGCCAGATGCTGGAGATAGCGTTACAGTAGTAGTTAGGGCTCAAACAGATAGCGATGGATATAATCCTCGTATAAGTGGTGGAAGAGTTTATGCAAAAGTAAATGATTCTGATGAAGAATGGTTTGTATTGTGTGATATAGATATGAGAAGGGGTGCTAGGGCAACATTGAGTGGTGATTATACAGCGTGGGCAAGCGTTTCTGATACAACAACTTCAACAGGTGCTATTGAATCAATTGCTCCTAGCGTAGATACTTATGCAAAATTGAATGGTTATAGTCATTCTGTACAATCTAATGCACTTGGTAATGATGGAGAACAGTGGAAATGGGGATTGGTAGCAAATAGTAGGGCATTTGTATTTAACGTTAAAAGGTACGATGTATCTGTTGACGAGAATATCGTATATTCTGACCGTATGTATTTTTCTGAAGCTGGTAAATTTGACACATTTCCAACGTCTAATTATATAGATATTGTTCGTGGCGATAGTGAATCTTATGTCGCAGCACATGAATATGCTGATAGAATATTAGCATTTAAAGAAAATTCTGTACAAATAGTAAATATATCAGCTGGTGAACCAGGTGATTGGTTTTTAGAAAGTAGTGAAAAATATATGGGAATTATTGGACCTGCTTGTTCTGTAAAAACTCAATATGGTATTGCATGGGTAAATGATAGTGGGTGTTTTTTATATAATGGTAGTGAGGTTAAAAATTTAATAGATAATAAAATAGATGATGATGAATGGTCTGATTTTATTGGTAATAATGTAGGTATTCATTATTCATCTATAGGGTATGAAAGACATAAAAAACAGCTTATAGTTATGAAAGATTGTACCGGTACTGCTTCTTCTAGCGGTGATGCTTATTTATATGATTTTAAGACTGGTTCATGGGTAAAATTACTAGACGCATTTTCAGATAGTGTTGTACATTCTAATTTTATACATGATTGGAATGGTGATTTAGTTGTTGGTTATGAAGATAGTTCTAATGTGAAATTCAAAAAATGGGATAGTGATGATACTACTTCTAAATCTAATGTTATATTCACTACTAAAGATATAGACTTTGGTAATCCTTCTTTATTAAAGAAAATATATGCAGCTTATATAACTTATAAATTAGGAGCTAATACACAAGCAAATCCATTAGAGTATTCGGTAGATGGAAAAGTTGACTTTACAGATATAACAACAGGTAATGGTACTGCAACAGTTGGAGGTTCTGTAAGTGATACATTGCCATTAGCAAGTTCATGGGATGTGGTTAAGTTTACTCCGGCGTCCCCAATATCATGTCAAAGTTTACAATTAAAATTTAATCTTCCAAGTGCTGGTACTTTTAATATTAATGATGTTTCTATTGAATATCGACAGTTAAGAAAAAGAGTTAATTAATGTCAAGAGAAACTAGAAGATTATCAAATATTAAACAAAAAGTTATCTCTAGTGTAGATTTTTATCCGTCTTCTACAAGTGTACGTGAGGGTGAAATATTAATAGCTAATCCAAGGGGAAAACCATTAAGGTTATATAAAAAGTTAAAAGGTATGCTTTGGTGGAGTGATTTTACTAGAGATGGTAATGAGTATGTAGATAAGAATTTAGAAGTTAGTAAAAATTTAACTGTTTATAATAATTTTAAGGTTCATCAGCATCCGGCGTTTCGTGCTTATAAAAGTTCTGACCAAAATAATATTGCGGTTGCAAGCGATGTACAGATAACATTTGATACTGAAAATTTTGATAATGGTGGAGATTTTAGTTCAAATGCATTTACTGCTCCCGTAGCAGGAATTTATTATTTTAATACAAATGTACATCTTTCAAATATTGATACTGCTGCTGGATATTATAAATTATCTATATATATTGACAGTACAGAAACTGGAGTATCTAGAGATGATAGTGATAAAATATATAGCGCTGATACTGATTTTCAAGCTATGAAAGTCTCAACACTTGTAAAGTTGTCAGTTGGCGATACTGCTTTAGTAAAAATATATCAGTCATCTGGAACTCAACAAACAGATATTCAGAATGCGTCAAAGATAACATATTTTGAAGGATTTTTAGTAGCTGGTGCAATTACATAAATATTAGGAGTAGATTATGTCAAGGTATAGAGCAATGAAAAATTATGATAGGGGCGGAAATATAGGAATGCAGGGTTTATCGAAATATCCAGCGTCTCTTACTATGCCTGAATATCAAGCCGGCGGATATACTGAACAATTACAAAAATTAGGTACGTCAGTTGGACGACGGAGAAAAGAATATGATAAGATGCTAGATAAGATTGCAGATATAAAAAGAAAAGCTGGAAGAGCAGGAGGCGGAGGTTTTCTTGGTGGTTTATTTGGTAGTATTATTGATAAATTAACTGACGCGGCTCTTATAGCAGCTTTTCCGGGAGCTAGTCCTTTTGTTCTAAAAGCTAAGGATTATTTATTTGACCCGCTAGTTACAGGAGCTTTAGCTAAATATGGAGCTGAAAAAGCGTATGGAAGTACAGTTAAATTTGATGAAGGTCCATGGCTTAAAGGTGGTAAAGAAAGAGCTGCTGAATATCAGAAAGATGTACGCGGAGGATTTCAGGATGTGGGTCAAGCTTATGGTTTGCAGGCTTTTGGTATGCAGGCAGCTGGTGATGTTTATGATTATATGAAGGCTGCATCTACTAAGGCTCCTGGCATAGGTGCTCATGGAAAAGATGTAATATTAGAAAAACCTGAATTCGGAGTTGGTGTTGATGCATCTTCTCCAAGAGCCGCGCTGCCGTCCTTTGAAAAATCTATGCCGCCAAGTGGAACTTCATTAGGTACTCGTCAAATATATGATATTTGGAAAGAAAGGCATCCTGGAAGAGATGTACCTTGGAGCACATTTTATGAGCAGGCGATATCTGGTGATATTGAATTAGCAGGCGGCGGTTTTGTTAATGATAGTTTATTATATCGTACATTTGGAAACAAATCAAATTTATATTAGGAGTTAATAATGGCACAAATGGGTGGATTTTTAATGGGTAATTCTCATGCTAGGGGTGGTGTACCTGGTATGGTTAAAGGTAGACAGCCTATTGAGATGGAAGGTGGAGAGTATATAATAAATAAAGAAGCGGCTCAAATACTTGGTCCATCTTTATTGAATAGATTAAATAATGCAGATAAGGGTGGATATGCAAATGAGTATCAAGGCGGCGGTTACACTAATAACGCTGATATGAGAACATATGATGAAATTCCATCTTTGCTTGAACTTTCTTTACCGATACTCAGTGATAGACTTCAGGAATATACGCATGGCGGACCTGTTTCACCAATAACACCAGGCGGACCAGGCGGTATGTATGCTGAATTAGGATATGAAGAGCCAGACCCTTCGTTAGAATATCAACCATTGATTATGCCATATTCATTCCTTGGAGAACAACAGGCTTTTGGTAGAGCTAGGGGTTCTCTCCAATATGAAAAAGAAGGCGGCGGCGGTTTTGGTGGAACTGGTTTTGGCGGGATTCTAGGTTCAGAAGCTGAGCAAAAAAGATTAAAAGCCCAGAGTTTAGCGTATCATGATGTTGCAAGTCAGCGGCATGGTTATTTTGGCGATTGGGCTGGGGCACTGTATGAAGATATAGCAGAAGGTATATTTACCCCCGAAAAGCCAGGTTGTATGGATAACTGTGAGGACATAGCAGATAGATGTGTAGAGGGAGCAGTATCCGATGCGATGATAGACCAGTGTAAATCCAATTTTGATGCTTGCAGGGGAGCTTGCTAAAATAAATATATTTTAAATATTATGAATTTTGATAATAAAGGATTAGGAGATTCTGTCTCATCTTTAATACAATATGTTTCCCGTGGTAAAGTAAAAGAGTGCGGAGGATGTAAGAAAAGAAAAGAATGGCTGAATCGCGGAGTACCTTATAGTACTTTGCGTGATTTATGGAAAAAACAAAATGGAAAATAGACTCAAAGAAAGTTATTATGAAATTTATAATAAAGCGATAAGGATTATATATGCATAAGAATAGTTTGATACAAAAATTACAAGATGGAGGTTTTGCTAGATATATTCCTACTGGTTACGATACCTCTGAGGTTTATGTTTCTGCTGCTAATAATATTATTGATTATATGAAGGAGTTGGAGCGGTCTGAAGTTCTTGAGGAAGAAAGCGCAAGAATAGAACGACGGTTTAATAAAGAATTAAAATTCAAAAAAGATGAGGCTGTGCGTAAAGACCAATTGGCTCGTCATGAAGCAGGATTACGAGAAGAGGCTGAGAAACGCGGTGATGCTCTAACTTTAGCAGGTGCTAATTTAGGTCTTGATGAGGAATATGCTTATATTAAACAATGGGACCCAGATAGTCCAAATATACCTATAATAGAACAAAAGAAAAAAGTAAGAGATGAGGTATCTAAAGCGTTGGGAATTTTTTCTACTATGGATACTGAAGAATTTAGTTCAAGTAGCCTTAATGAGATGCTTATGCAAACTATTGTTCCATTACATAGATATCGCGATGAGGGATGGGCGAAGTCTCTTATTGATATAGGTAAAGGGTATAGAAAGAATATAACTTCACAATCAATTTTAGATAGACTTCAACAGAATCCTGATTTTAAAAGAGTAGTTGGAGATATATTACCTTCGTATGATATGTCAAATGCTTCAGAAGTACTGTCTTCTGTACCTGCTATGTGGAATATGTTTAGCGGTACAAATAAAGAAAAGATTTCAGCATTAACTGGTATGCTTCCTTTTCTTGGTAAGTTATCTGAGCAAGGTTATTATGATGAATCTAAGGCATTATATCGCTCAATCAATGAACAGATAGCTCTCCTTACTGGATTAGCTGAAGAACGAGTACCAGCAGAAAAAGAAGATTTTGTGCCTCAGAAACCTGAGGCTATAATAGAACCTGATAAAGATTATATAATTAATCCACCTGTTGGTAAATCATATTTTGGAAATTCTAATCAGGCTAGAGCTGCTGATTTAAGAGGTGGAGAAGCTCAGGAAGTACAGAGATTTGAGTATACACAAATTGGTGCTGCTGGAAAAAGATATTACCCAGGTGATAGCGGTTTTGGTAAATTTATGGCTGTTACTGCAATAAATGAACCAATGCTCATAGGAGATTCAGGATATACAAAAGTAGTAGATAAAGATGGTAATGTATATACTTGGATGAAACAGGAAGTAGAAAGTAAAAGGGGTATACTAAACCAATATTTAAAAGATTCTTCTGGTAGAGAGAAGAAGGTTTTTAATATGACATTCAAAGAGAATTATAGTAAATTAGTTATTCAAAGACCTGACGCTAGGATTAATAGTGCCTATTGGAATGAATTGGGTGATGAAGAACGTAGTAAATTTATAGAGAATTGGAATCAATCTACTACAGAATTTAAAGAGGAATTCTTAATTAGGTTATCGCGATAAATAAATTTTATTTATGCCTGAAAATCCATTATTACAATTTCTTCCTGAAGATGAAAGAGAAATAGAAGAACCTATACTAGAGTTATCTTATCCAGAAACTCAAAGTTCTCCCGGATTTGAAAATTCTCTATTACAATTTCTTCCAGAAGAACGTAAAGAATTAACACCAACAGGTCTACCATCTCTGCGTAGACAAAGAATCCCTGAATACGATGTACAACCGCATGTAGGTGCGGCTGAACGCTTTGGCAAGCGCTTTGCTGAAGCTTTTGTACCGTTTACTTGGTATGAACCTGATTTACCTGACCCTGAAGGGTTTGGAGAAACATTAACAGGTGCTATTGGTAGCGTATTTGGGTTTCTTGCAGGTTCGATTCCTTTTGCACTTGCAACAGGTGGGGCGTCTGTACCGCTTACAGCAATTGATAAAACATCAAAGATATATAAGGGTTTAAATACTGCTTTAAAGGTTGGCGGTAAATCAGCGTGGACGAAGAACGCTAGAAAGATTATGGAACAGCCCAGTAATAAGATGTTTTTAATACGGGGTAAGAGCGGTTTTATTGGCGGTAATAAAGCTTATGTAAATATGCTAAAGAATATAGCTGCCAAGGGTCCGACTCATGTAAAAATGGCTAGGGCATTAGATGCAGCTCAAAGAAATTTTGTTCCATTTGCTATGTATGGACAGACTCATATGAAAATGAACTCACCATTGGAGCAAAGATTTTCTCAGCTTGGTCACGATACGCTGATGGCTGGTGCATTTACTGCTCTTGGTCTTCCTTCTACGGTAATATGGGCTAATACTACAGGTCTTGCTAAAGGTGGTATAATTGCTGCTGAATCCGCTGCTCTATTTGGTATGGGTGCTTTTAGCGATGGCGGTACGACTGATATACCTGTAGAGGAACGACTTGCTCATGGTCTTATTTTATCCACTATGCACGGAGTAATGCGAGGATTAAACAGAGAGGGAAGTAAGCGACAGTTAATAGAAGAATTTAGACGGCAAGGATATAGCGAAGAAGAAGCTATCAGGCTTGCTTTTGAATTAAATACTGGCAATACTATAGTAGATGTAGCCAAGAATTTAGTTGAGAGCGATAAAAACTTATTTGTAGGTAGAGATTATTTCCAGAAAGGTGTTAGAGGTAGACCCAAGAAGAAGGAATTGGGTGATTATTTGGTACGCTTTGACCCCAAGACTATGGTAGTGCGACCCAAAAAAGGTAGACCTTACATTATTTATGAGAAATTGTATGCGGAGCCAACAAAAGATGGTTATGTTGAGAAGTCAATGCGTCAGGAAAGGATAGAAGGAAAATCTATCAATGAAGCTTTAAGAAAATTTAATAATAAATTTATTAGTATTAAAAAAGCAAAAACAGAAGTAGAAGCGCGAGTTCCTATACCTGAAGGACCGACTGAAGAACAGCTTGCAATAAGAAAAGTACACTCGAAATATGAAAGAGCATTGGATAGAGCTACTGCGCCTGGGGCAAGGCGTAAGGCAGAAGTTATACAAGAACCTACTGTAGTTGGCGAAAAGAAGGTTAAATCTCCGAAATATATTACAGTAGAAGAGAGTATGCGTAAAGAGATAGATGGAAATAAAAAAGCAATATTAAATATTAAAAAACGTTTAAAAAGAGGTACTGTTCGAATTGCAAAACCAATGCCAAGATTGGTGAAAGATAAACTCGAAAGAAATATTAATGATTTAAATGAAAGAAATATTGAGATTGAAAAAGAAATATCTGAAATGTTTCCTGCTAGATTATCAGAACCTGTAAGAGTTGAAGGGCTCAGTTATGAAACTGGAGATTATGTACGTATTCCCTTATATGAAGGTGAGGGAAATTTCAGTACATCAGAAGCAGGTATAGGTAGATACGTTGGTACATACGATGAAGTTATCTTGGGTAAAAAATTAAAACCTCAACAAATTAATACAGAGGCTACAGGAGACCTTACGAATGCAGATGTATTTGAAGTAACAAGAGTTAAAGGACCTGAGAAAGTAGAGTACGTTACATTAAATAGGGTAGGTGCTGAGAAGAAGCGCACTGTATATCGAGCTGGTGTTGTCTCTAAAGAAATGGGTATAGATGATTTACCGATTGATGCAAAATTTAATAAGTCTGTATCTCAGCGTTATGGTGATATGGGTGTTAGTACTGGTTCGCCATTTAAAGTTAAGTTGACATATAAGAAGCAATATGGAACAAAATGGGTTTCGTTTATAGCACCGCATATTATGGACCCGTATCATAAAACTGGATTTTCTACAAAGGCAGAAGCAGAGGCGTGGGCTGATGCTCATTGGCGTGGTTCCGAAGGTTTAAAGTCTATAGAAGAAGCAAAAAGAATGCAGCATGAAGTTGTGCATAATATGTCAGGAAGTCCTGAATATCAGGATTGGACTGCTAGTTTAAAAGATATTAAAAAAATCATGAAAAAGACTACGGATGTTGGTAGTGTACAAAAAGAATTGATTAAACTATATTTTCCGGATAATACTACTGGTGATATAAATCTTCTTAATTCAATGGAGATAAAAGAACTTCGCTCAAGGTTTGAAGCACAGAAAGGATTTGACTTTTTACCTGAAGATACAGATACTGTTATACCTTCATCGGTAATGAGCGAAGGTATGGGTCCAATAGCGAGACGTATTCTTACAAAAACAACAGGTGCTTTCCCAATACATACTATTTTAGAGTGGATGGGACCTGCTGGTACTTGGATTTCTCGTCGTATGATACGCGGTTCACAGGTGTATCGTGTTATGATGGGCGCTACTCAAGAAGTAGAAAAACGTATCAAAAAACTTATTGGGTCTAAAGACTGGCATAATTTAGCTATTCATATGGATGAAAAGTATGTTGCATTGAGAAGCGGTAAAAGCTATCAGAACTGGTTAGAAAAGAATTCAGGTAAGCATACTGTAGAAGAGTTGCCTGATGGAACAAAATATACAGTTACAAATGTAGAGCAGGCTTCAAAATTACTTCGTGATTACTTTGATTCTATGTTTATTGCACAATCTCAGGCTGGTTATTTAATTAAAAATGCGCGTAGTAGAAAGCTTGAGCCTGTATTACGGGTACAGTACAATAAAAAAAGAATTATAGATGAAGGCGGTAAAACCATAATTACTGAAGAAGGTAAGGGAGATATACCAATAGGCAAGATTATGGAACGTAAGAAGGGCAGCGGTATAATAGAAGAAATTAAAAGCCTGGAAGATGAGAGAGATTTTTCACCTGAAGACCAGATTATGGGTATAATAAAGGGTGAGTTAGGTGATTTAGTTAGTGGCGATAAGAATAAAGCAGTAGTATATACTAGAGAATATGTACCAAAAGTTAAAGGTGAAAGACTTGTGGAATATACTATTGAAAAGGTAAAGAATAATTCATATAATGAAAATTATTTTCCACGTATGATTACTGATGATTTCTTTAAAGCTCTGTACAAAAATACTTCATTAAAAGATGCTGTGTTGCATGATATAATAGAATCTAGTCCTGAGATTGAGGCAAAGTTGCGGACCGGTCAAATAAGTTTGCGTGAAGCTATGGACTTGGCTTTAAATGAAGTTAAGGATTTAGAAGGATTATTCAAAAATAATAAAGTATTTGGACAGATGTGGACTAGGATTGCCAATCTGCCTACTCATATGTTTTTCAATAAATTGCCTAATGGAGGTTTAAAAAGAATAAAGGTTGATAGAGTTATAAATGAAAAAGGCGATGTTTATAAAGTTGGAGATACTGTAGCTGGTAAAAAAATTGATAAAGTATTACAGGTTTATGATTTAGACTTTCCAGAGATTATGCGTAAATATTCTGAACGAACATCCAGGTCTACTGCTGCTTATTATAGTTTTGAGGGTGTTGAAGGATTAACCAAAGGACCGTTAGTAAGAAAATTAGATGAATTATATAAAGAATCTGGCGGAGGAGAGGTTGGCGATTTCTATAAACGATATGCAAAACGTGTGGTAAAAGAGATGGTAATGGGTCAGGATATATCTGAACGAGGTCCAGTAGCAAAGATGATGTCAGGGGCAGTTAGTAAAGTTACAAGAGCCAGTGCGTCTATAGGATTATCTTTTCCTATAAGCGGTTTTAAGAATATCTTATTGGGTCAAGTACAATTAGCTACACATTTTCAAATACGTGATTTACTCAAAACATATTGGGATTTATCAACAGGTGATTGGGCTCAAGCAAAACATTTTGCTACAAAGATAGGTGCGCGATACACAGGTGTATACGATTTATATTTATCTTCCAATCCTATTCTAAGGATGATACGAGCTCCGGGTTTAATGCAGCCAACAGAAATGGCTAACAGAATTGTATCATCTGCTATGGCGCATAGAACTCTTGAAATTCATCTGGATAATCTTGCAGGCAAGGGAGATAAATTGCTCGCTCCAAGACGCACTACTTCTAGGCATATCTTAATGGATGTATTTAAATTTTCTCCGAAAGAAGTAGCAAATATGGTAGAGCGTAGAGGTGGTGGTAGTAGGGGTTACGGCGAAAAAGAGTTACATCGCGCTGCTGATATGGCTCATACTATTACTCAGGGTGTAGGTGATTATCCATATGTTCCATTATGGATGGGTAAAGATTGGGCTAGACCTATGACATTGTTTTACCGTATAGCTTATCGCATGACCAATAATATTGTTAATAATGTTATGAAACCTGCTACGCGTGATGGTAACATATTCCCAATGATGAAATATGTAGGGTTATCTATGGGTGCAGGTAGTGCTTTATATTCTACATACTATTATCTATTTGACGAAGAACGTAAAAATCAATTTAAGGACGCTCCTGCTGGTTACTGGTCTAATTTGATACGGGCTGAAGGATTGGGTATTATAAGCAATGCTTTTGATGAGTATGGAGAAGGATTTGTTGATGTATATACTCCAGTAGTCTTTAGAAATATGACTGATGTATATCGTGAAGCGATGAATATAGCAGAAGGTAAGAAGGGACCGTGGGATGGGGTTAAAGATTTAAGTAAACGTACCGTATCTTTGATTGGCGGAACTATGAGAATTGTAGAAAATGCTACAGCTGATACTCGTAAACGATATAAAGATTCTAAGCGTAGACAGAGACAGTTTACAGACGCTTACTTTAAAGATTGGAACCCGCCTATAGATTCAAATGATGCTCTAACTAAACGTACTCCATTTTACAGACATATAAGAGATTTATTTTGGTATGAAGATAATGAAGAAAAAGCTAAAGCCTACTATTCAGCACTAGCATATATAACACATCAGCTTCAAAGAGAGCGTACAGCGTTAGCTTTAGACGATAGACTAGCAGAGCGTAAAGCTAAAGGTATATTAAAATCTATTATAAGTAAACAGCGTCCTATAGCTAGTAGCTGGAGAGGTAGAGAGCGTGGAGAAAGAACAACTAAGTATAATTTATATTTATCAAAACTTAATGATGAAGATTATAAAGAAGAGGTAAATTTAGATAGGCTCTATAGAACAAAGAAACAGGATTTCTGGAGAGCTATTAACCAATATAGAAGTAAGTATTACTGGAGATAATATGCCACCTAGAACATTATTATCATTATTATCTAAAGGTAAGTATGAAACATCTGAAGACTTACCTACTATGCCAGAGATGGCTCATAGCTATATAGATAATATAATAGAATCATATGAAGAAAGCAAACAATACGAACCAGAAGTAAAAGGTACAGGTCTTGGTATGTTAGAGTGGGCAGCTGCTCCTCTTGTCGGAAAGGCGGGCAAGGCATATGGCTCTACTCGGTCTGCATTAGATAAGCTTCTTTCTAAATATGGTAAGAAAGCTCACTCACAAATAAGAGCATTAATTGATGAAAACCGAGCAATAGCTCTAGATTTTCCAGAAAGAGCAATACCAATGGAAAGAGCAATAGTTAGAATGATACGCATAATTGAGCCTGATGTGAAAAAGCGGAAGATAATACATAATGCTTGGTCTGCGGAAGAGTGGGAAGAGTTCACTGGTGTTTTGCAAAAAAAAGTGTTAGGCGCTTTAAATAA